ACAGAGTGGATTGATTGTGTTGGAGATACTGGCTATAGATCCTTTTATGTGCATGATTTAAAGGGTATAATTAAAGCAAGAAAGAAAAGGATAAAAGATAGTGTCTGAGATTGATCTTGCTGATCGTTGGGAAAGCATCAACAGGGTAGTTGCTGAGTTTTTAAAGGGTAATACTAATCCAACTTCTATTGCCAAAGCTACTGGATTTAAAAGAGCAGACGTAGTTGAGTATATAAATGAATGGCGTACAGTAATCCAAAGCGATAGACAGGTTCAGGTACGTGCTCGTGAGGCTTTGTCTGGTGCAGACCAACACTATTCTATGTTAATTAAAGAAGCTTGGAATGTTGTAGAACAGGCAGACCAAACTGGTCAACTGCCACAAAAAACTGCAGCATTAAAATTAATTGCAGATATTCAGCAAAAGCAAATTGAGATGTTGCAAAAAGCAGGTGTCTTAGATAATAATGAAATGGCTGAAAAGATTATTGAAACAGAAGAGAAACAAAAGGTTATTGTTGATATTATTCGTGATACTGTTTCTCAATGTTCTCGTTGTAAGCCAATTGTATTTAGCAAATTAAGTTCTGTAAGCGGTCAAGCTGAGGAGATCTAATGTTCGATGACATCATAGATTTGCTTGGTGGAGATGAATTTGAAGAAAAACCAGTAACTATTGAAGAGTTTGTTACATCAGATGATTTTTTAGGATTGCCACCGTTATCTGAATATCAGTACACTGCTATTCGTGCAATGAGTCAAATTTACAAGCAATCAACATTAATAAATTTATATGGTGAAGAGGCAGGTAATAAAAGATGGTCTCAAACTTGTAATGAAGTAATCTTGCAGCTTGGTAAAGGTTCTGGTAAAGACTATATGTCAACTATTGCTGTTGCATATATGGTTTATCTATTATTATGTTTAAAAGATCCTGCACGTTATTATGGAAAACCTCCAGGTGATGCTATAGATATTCTTAATATTGCTATCAACGCACAACAGGCACAGAACGTATTCTTTGATAACTTTAAAAAACGTATTTCAAATTCGCCTTGGTTTGTTGGTAAATATACTCCAAAGGCATCATCTATTGCTTTTGATAAATCTATTACTTGTCATTCAGGTCACTCAGAAAGAGAGTCTTGGGAAGGTTATAACGTAATGTGTGTAATCTTAGATGAGATTTCTGGTTTTGCTACAGAGTCAACATCTGGAAATGAACAGGCTAAAACAGCAAATGCTATCTATGATATGTATCGTGCATCTGTAGATTCACGTTTCCCAGATTTTGGTAAGGTAGTGCTACTTTCATTCCCTCGTTACAAAAACGATTATATTCAACAGAAATATAATGAAGCAGTAGCAAGTAAAAATGTTCATATAAGAAATCATCAGTTTATTTTAGACCCAATGTCAGAAGATATTGAAGGCAATACATTTAGCGTTGAATGGGAAGAAGATGAAATTCTTGCATATAACTATCCAAAGGTTTATGCACTAAAGCGTCCAACTTGGGAGGTTAACCCAACAAGAAGCATAGAAGACTTTAAAATTCAATTCTACAAGAATCCAATTGATGCCTTATCACGCTTTGCCTGTATGCCACCAGAAGCTACAGACGCTTTCTTTAGGTCAAGAGAAAAGATTGAGCATTGCTTTAGGCTTCCAACAAATGCAGTTGATGAGCATGGCAGGTTTGCTGAATGGTTTAGACCAGAAGAAGAAAAAGAATACTTTATTCATGTTGACTTAGCTCAAAAACATGACCACTGTGCAGTATCTATGGCACATGTTGATAAATGGGTTAAGATTGGTGGATTCAATGATTACGATGTAATAAATCCATTTGTTGTTGTAGATGCAATTAGATGGTGGACACCAACTGCAGATAAAGCGGTAGAGTTTAAAGATGTTAAGAATTATATTCTAGAGTTACGTGCTCGTGGATTTAAAATTAAAAAGGTAACATTTGACAGATGGAATTCATTTGATATAATGAATGAATTAAAATCTCTTGGCATGAACGCAGAAACATTATCTGTGGCTAAAAAGCATTATGATGACATGGCTATGATTATTGCGGAAGAAAGATTAGTTGGACCTGCAGTTAAATTATTAATTGATGAAATGTTACAGCTTAGAATTATTAGAGATAAAGTAGATCATCCAAGAAAAGGTTCAAAAGACTTGGCGGATGCTGTCGTAGGTTCAGTGTATAATGCTATCTCTGGTTCTTCAAAACAAATCGGACTAAAAGAAATTGAGGTTCATACATGGAAGGACTTGAGAGACTCTATTGATGAACATGCAAAAGAAATTAAATCAGAACTACCACGAAAGAAACCAGAAGATATGCCAAAAGATGTACAAGAATTTTTATCTGGATTAGGGATTATATAATGGAATATGGCTTTGAAGACTATGATGCAAATGAAGAGGATATCCAGGAAATATTTTTCTACATGTTAGAAAATGGATATATGGAACAGGTAGGGTTTGATTTTACTGGTGATCCAATTTATAGAATGACAGAAAAAATGCTTAGAGATTTTCCAGAATTATTTCAGTATCACGTAGAAGAAACAAATGACATTATATTTGGCTTATGGCAAAAGAATATGCTTGAGATGAAAGTGAATGATTCTGGAGAATGGACAGTCGTTCCAACACACAATACACTTAATTATCAAGACCTTGATGTAGATTTAAATACTGAAGAAATCCTTTTATTAGACGAAATTGCAAGGGTACACATAGAAAAAGGCGGAAAAGAGGTATAATAGTTTTATGGCTGAAAAAACATATAAACCAACCGCAGGTATGGCTGCTGCTGCTAGAAGAGCATTGAAGTGGAAAAAAGAGGGTAAGCGTGGCGGAACCTCTGTAGGTTTAGCTCGTGCTAATCAATTAGCAAATATGGAAAACCTTTCTGAGAGCACAGTTGCTCGTATGTATTCCTTCTTTTCACGTCACGAAGTAGATAAAAAAGCAGAAGGTTTTAGTGCAGGTGAAAAAGGTTATCCATCTCCAGGTCGTGTAGCATGGGATCTTTGGGGTGGAGATGCAGGTTATTCTTGGTCAAGAGCAAAATGGAATTCAATTAAAAATCAAAGAGAAAACAAATCTGATACAATTGATGACACGGAGGCAGACGCAATGCAAAAGAGAGATTACTCACCTAAGCAACGAAGGGCTATGGCAGCAAGAGGACAGGCAATGGCAGATGGTTCATTCCCAATTGCTGACGAAGCAGATTTAAGAAATGCAATTCAATCAGTTGGTCGTGCTGCAAATTATGAAGCAGCAAAAAGACACATCATTCGTAGAGCAAGAGCACTAGGATTATATGATATGTTGCCAGATGATTGGCGTAAGTCAATGTCAAAGTCAATGCAATATGCAGACTCAAGATTACAAAAGTTTATGTAACTTGACATTCCCAAAAATATAGTATACAATAATTATTTATTGCTGGATAGTTCCCAAGGTGGGAAAGCGGACTGTAAATCCGTGGCGATTGCATGGTAGGTTCGATTCCTACATCCAGCACTAAGCCTCGTTGGAGTAGCGGTTAACTCGCTTCCCTCTCAAGGAAGAGATCGTCAGTTCGAATCTGATACGAGGTGCAAACAGAGTGATGACGATTGCTCTGGGATATGGCTGAACGAAGCTCCTTGTCTAGATGGAGCGAGAAAGGCACAGCGTGGACTTAGCGGTCCAGACTTAGCGGTCTAAAGCGTTGGTAGGACTAAGGCGGTACTCTAAATGGTATCTAGGCTTCTCCTTGGTGGTAATAGACAATCCACCTATCCACACTCCAATCAAGTGTTACGGTAGCACATCGGTCTCCAAAACCGAAAGATAAAGTTCAATTCTTTAGATTGGGGCTAGACAATCTGGTGGGGCAACTATTGGCAGTTGCAACGAGCTGTTAACTCGTAACCCTGTAGGTTCGATTCCTACCGCCAGAGCTTTGAGAGTGACTACTCAAACGCTTGACTACTTGTGTGAATAGTAGTGTAGGTTCGTCCCACTGAAATAGGGAATCGGTATACTAAAACCGTAAGCAGGTAGCCAAGACCTGCAATAGTGCTACTACTCGTAGGTTCGTAGAAGTGTAGAGTCGGTGATGGGTGTCTAGTCAACACTGCATCACATTGGATGGTTGGCAGAGTGGCTTATTGCACCAGTCTTGAAAACTGGAGAGGAGAAATCCTTCGTAGGTTCAAATCCTACATCATCCGCAAAGGCTCTTTACTGCAGAGTCCACAGACCCAACCTGCAGAGTAGAAATACTTGAGACGACTCTTTAAGTACCCTGTGAGGGAATAATGCTTAAAGTGTGGAAACGCAATTGGTAGAGTCCAAGCCTACAGATTGTTAGTACTAGGGTCTCCAGCGAGTGTTGCATAATGGCAGTGCACCATCCTTCCAAGTTGGTAGTGCCAGTTCGATTCTGGTCACTCGCTCTTGGTGGGGGAGGGTTACTCAAAAGATAGCCTTCCCTTACCTCTAAAAAACTACTACACCATTAGGAGTATAATGGTAAATACAATGGAAGAACGAAAACTAAAAGCAGTTGATCGTTGTGATAGATGTGGTGCACAGGCATTCATCTTAGTAAAAGGCGTATCTGGTGAATTATATTTTTGTGGACACCATTATAC